CAAGAGTAGAAGACAAGGCGCCATTATCTCAAATCAAGGTTTTACCGTTTAAAGAAAAGAATGATTGGACATTAAACGCTAAATATAATATAGGTAAAAAAAGGTAAGGCCGGCCTAGAGGAACTAGGAAACACACACACAGGAGACTATTATGTCAGCAGGAAAATCAGGGTACGAGATACGTGCCGATTTACTTCAGCAGGCTGAGAGCTTACTCACTGGAAATATATACAGATCGAATGATGCCGTTGTACAACACAACGACAACTTTCCAAATGACAAGAAATCAATGTCAGATCAGTTTGTTTCTACTGAAGAAGTCATCTCAACTGCACGCAAGTTAAACGACTTCGTCAACGAGAAGTAATGATAAAAGGACTTTTCTGTTGAAATATGCAGAAAAGTCCCCATATATTATGTAAGGTATTATAAATACCACTGTAGTGCCCATTTGGGGCTACTTAATTAATCTTCGCTTAACAGGAGGAAATATGACATTTCACGAAGAAGACTTATTCGGTCGTTTCAGACCGTTCACCGTTGGTATGGACAGATTCTTTGATGAGTTAACCTCATCGTCTATTCAGAACGACAACTACCCACCCTACAACATCATCAAGATCGATTCAGAGACGTTCGCTATAGAACTCGCTGTCGCTGGTATGTCCAAGACTGACATTCATGTCACAAAGGAAAAGAACCAGCTTATCGTTAAGGGTGACAAAGGTACACCGTCGGAAGACGAGATGCTACACAAGGGAATCGCAACACGTAACTTCACAAAAACATTCACTCTCGCAGAGGATGTTCAGATTGATGGTGCAACTGTTGTAAACGGAATCCTCAGAATTGACCTCAAAAGAGTCATTCCAGAAGAGGATAAACCAGTAGAGATCAAAATTAAATAGTTGACCTTTAGTGGTACATGATGTATAATGTGACCATTGACCGAGTAGTTGAGTAGTTCACTTTGGATGGACCGCACTGATAAAGCGTGTTCCAACCTACAAATATTACTCCTCTACTCGGTCTCTTTTTGCCTATAAATAATAGGTACTAATTCAAAACGGAGGATCTATGGATCTTGATAAATTACGAAATCAATTAACAATCGACGAAGGCAAGATACTTAAAGTGTATCATGACCATCTAGGACTGCCTACTATTGGCATTGGCCATTTGGTACTAGACTCAGACGAAGAGTTTAACGCACCTGTCGATACCCCCATCACAGAAGAAAGATGTGTGGAGTTATTTGAGAAAGATGTGCAAACAGTCATCGCTGACTGTAAAATATTGCACCCAGCATGGGATGGATATCCCGAAGAGGTACAGCAGGTTGTTGCTAACATGATGTTCAACATGGGTCGTACAAGGTTAACTGGTTTTAAGAAGCACGTAGCTGCTTTGCAATCCGGCGACTGGAAAGAAGCTGCTGTAGAAGGAAGAGACAGCAAGTGGTATCGTCAAGTAACTGTGCGTGCTGAACGACTAATGTCAAGGCTGGAGAATGTCTAAATTGAAAGATAATCTAGGATTACTTGATGCCTTAGCTAAACAGTATGAAGGTGAGATTGCAGTAGCACAAGCTAATATTAAAGTGTACATGGCTAACCCAGCTGGTATTGGAGAACATCCAGAAGTTGTACAATCCATTGATGCACAGATTGAAAAGCTAGCGTCAGCTGATGAGAAGCTGCAAGCGATCAGAGGACTGTTCGGAGAGGAACCTACATCTACACTATTAAACGGATAATATTATGCTCAAGTGGCTCAACGGAGACGTCGGCACCAAAGGCAGAATAGGTATCACTTGTGGGGCGTTCGACCTGCTACATGCAGGTCACGCTACCATGCTTGCGGAAGCCAAGCAACATTGTGACTATCTTATAGTTGCCCTTCAGAATGATCCCTCAGTGGATCGCCCAGAAAAGAATCAACCAATACAATCTGTATTCGAAAGACAGCTACAGTTATCGGCAACCCGATTTGTAGATGACATTGTCGTATATAACACCGAGAAAGATTTGCTCGATGTGTTGAAGTCACTTCCAATAGATGTGAGGATTATAGGATCTGATTACCTAGATAAAGACTTCACCGGCCGGCAATACTGTGTTGACAATGCTATCGATATAGTGTATAATAACCGTGATCACTCATTCAGTACATCAGAACTCAGACACAGGATAGAAAAACTTGGCACTTAAATTTACTAAAAATCATTACTCACCACTACCTACATGCTGTGAGGTTAAACCTTGCTTGAGGACTGGTGGGTCTGGTTTGTTTGCCAAAGAAAATATCCCTGGTGGATCTAAACTTGGTGTCACTCATGTGTCTGTGACCAATCAGGGGCAGATGGATCTTGTTGGTGCCGGAGTTGTAAGAACGCCATTAGGTGGGTTCCTTAATCACAGTGATACTCCTAACGCAGTAGTGATGCCAGTGGGAAATATTGCACGAACATTGTGGTCAGTAAGACCTATTCCAGCTGGTGAAGAAATAACATCTTACTATACATATGGGTATGAAGATATCATTCCGAACTTTGGTGGAGCGAAGGACCTTTCATGAAGTACTACACAAACATTTATACGCATGGCAATCAGATACTTGAGCGCTACATCGAAGATGGTGAGCGTAAGATGCGCAAGGTTCCTTACGAGCCTACGTTGTACGTCAACTCTAATAAACAAACAGCATATAAGACTATCCATGGTAAGCAGGTAGAGCCTCGTCCATTTGATTCTATTCGTGATGCAAGAGACTTCATACGTGACTATGGTAAGACGTCTAACTCTCCTGTGTATGGAATGCAGCAGTTTGCATACGCATACATTAATGAGGAGTATCCTACACGTAACTTTGATATGGA